TTTTTTACTAATCGCTGCGTTAGGATTGCCAAGGCGTCCCATGTGTTCTGAAGCTCTACCCTCAAGAGGTCTGGCAGCTGCACCCATTTGAGCAAAGCGATCAAGCATCATAATAATTGGAGAATAAGTTTTAAGGAACCCTTGTCCGCCAGCACCCTCTAATAGCTTGCCGACAAGCGGCAAAGATTTTAATTGTGCAATCATGATCGAGAGGCCGTAGATTGTATCTCCAACCCAAATGGATAAATCTTCCATAGAGTTTGCTAAAGGCTCAATGCTGTTACCGCCGCCTGAGATAAGTGCCAAGCCATCAACAAGATTCTTACCTATTGTTTCAGACGCTTCACCAGCGACATTCGATAAAATTCCAAGCTTGCCAGCGTAAGTTTCTAAATAGGCTGCATTAGATCCGGTAAATTGTGCTGTAAGTTTTTTCTGTACTTGGGCAAAGCTCATGTTTGCAAGCTCAGCTGTAGTAAGCCCTAGATAGTATTTGCGTAGTCCTTTAGTTTGTCCGACAAAAGCCATGCTAAGATCATTGACTACTGTTTCGTAATCAACTCCTGAACCACGAGAGATGTCCACGGCTTGCGAAAGTAATTCTTGAGCCTTAGTGACTGAGCCCACCGTCTGCAATAGCTTCTGCATACTTGGACGGAGCTGGTCATCAGTCACGCCAGAAGCTCGAGATAAACCATTTATAAATTCTTCAATGCGTGGAGTTTCAAAAGCAAGGCCAAGATTCTTAACTGTAAGAGCTAGGCGCGATGCAGCTTTCTCATCTTCAATAAATGCTTTAGCGGCTTGCTTACCAAAATTAGCAATGGCAGCTGCAGAAAGACTTATACCTAAAACGCCAACAGCTTTTTTTAACCCTGCTAATGCCTTATTGGCATCCTTAAAACCTTTTCCAACACTCTCAGAAATAATCCGAATGCGTACGCCTTTTTCAGCCATTTATTTTACCTTCCGCTAGGCGTACCATTTTCTCGACAGACTTGATAATTGCAACATTAACCTTGCCTTCATCTTTAGCCCATGCCTTGCGAATGCCTCGACCAAAACCTTGCGATGAATTAACGCCGGGTTGGAGATTGTTAATAAATTGTTGTCCAGCACTCTTGTTGCTTGATCTTGAATACTTTTTAGAAAGTCCGCCTTTAGGGCCAACCCAAGGCTGTGGGTTTTTAGCAGCTTCCCAGATAGATCCCATGGCAGTTTTGTTTATAATCTGCGCTATAGACTTAAAACCTTGTTCGTTAGCCCTACTTGGAGCAAGTGAATAAGTAATACCACGACGCATGTCTGCGCTATCGTAACTCCAAAAATTATCTGTTTTGCGCCAGCCCCTCATAGGGGATTCTATAGAAATAAAACCTTTGGCCTGAGTGACAATAGGTTTAAGCGCGGCCCTCATTTCTTTCTGAATTTCTTTAAGTAAATCAGGGTTAAATTCTTTCAAGACCTTGCGAGCCCTAATTGCGCCTTTTACTTCTGTAGGCATCGCTTTGCTCCTTCGCTCGGTCTTTCAACGCTTTCAATAACATTTGAAGCATTGATGTATCTAAATCAATCAAATCTTGTGGAGCGATAGCCGTCTCAATGCTCAAGCGAGCAATGAGGTAGTGGATGCTATCGCGCCCTAGACCAAAGGGTCAGACTCTGCAACCTCGACACTCTTTAGAATATCGAGAAAGTCAGGACCAAATGGCTTGACTGTGACTCCACTAAGTCTAAGGCCTTCCCAAGCAAGCCAATAGACTGATGTTTGCATCTCATCATCTCGCATGGATTTATGAAATCCTTTTTTATGATGCAATTCATATGAGTATTCAAGCCGAGGCGTGATTTCTATATCATGCACCGTATTGTCTGTCATCGTTACTATTAACTTTGCCATGCTGTGCCCCTTTGTTTAGTTTCTTAGAATGTGCCTGTTGATGCAACTGCTACTGTACCACTTACGTTCCATGTTACAGATTGCATTCCGAGATCGCCGACTGCGCCGTTGATGTCTGTTGTGTTATTGACAAGGCATGTCATTGTGTAGAGAGGGTTTGTCGCTGATACAGCGGTTCCCTTTTCCTGTAGAAGAACGACTGTTACGTTTGTTCCCCATGCAGCTTGCAAGGTTGCAAGTACGTTGGCAGATGCCGTGTCGTTCATAAAGTCGATGGTTACGCTTGAAGCCTCTAGGCCCTTAACGTACTTCTGACCTGAGTCACCCATGGCCGTGACAGTTAATTCTTCAAAGCTACGGTTCAAAGTAATTGATTGGACGTGATCACTCAGATCGACAGAATTAACCTTCACGCCGACCTTGTTATTTAAGAATACAGCCATTTAGGTTATTCCTCGTCTTTCTTAGTAGATGGTTTTGGTGTTGATGGTGCTACCTGCCCGATCTTGATCAGGAAGGCCTCTTGCTCTTTTTCCCACTCGGACATTTTAGCTCCAACTCGTTAGGACTGAGATATTGATGTTACATGTAAGTAGATCACCTGAGACGGCGCTGAGGACAGCCGGAGCCGATACCTCTGTGACGTTGTAGGTGTATGAGGATGCAGCGAGTAGATTGAACACTCGGACTACATTGTCCTCAATTCCGTTTAGGTTGCCCTCGTTATCGAGCAACGGCACCATGACTGAGATTGTGAAGTTAGCCATTGGCGAGATAGAAGCGTGCCATCCGTTAGACGGCGAAATGTAAGGATCGCTAGGAGCGACGATAACGCTGTTAGCAATAGGGGTCGCAGGTGGAAAGCTAAAGACTGACCATTTACTGTTGTCAATTAAAGCTGTTGCTATACCTGCTCGGAGTGTTGATATGGCGGCCATTAGCCCACCATCGATCTCGGATCAAGATAAGGCGCAAGCAATCCACGAACGCGTGCTAGGAGTGTGTTGCCCATTCTGTAAGGTGAAGGCTGATATCCGTCGATGGTTACGCCTCCGCTTGATGGTGCTTGACGGCTTTGCCAAATGTCAATGGCAATCATGAGCGACGCTTCTTGGATCGCTGGAATCGTTGTGTAATCTGTATAAGTCTCAGCTGCTGCAATACCGAAAGGCTCGACTGTGTGACGTGGGTTGTCGCTAGTGTGAGTCGTAGTTATATTAAATGATCGAGCATCAACGCCTGTGATTGTCTTTGTGCCATTGTACTTTGTGCCAGCACCGGAGATCACTACTGATTGGCCAACGTAAAATACTTCGCGAATGTTTTGATCAAAATAAAGTGTGCCTGTTGTGCCCGTGTTGCCGTGAGCAATTATGTATTGCTGGTTCTTCCATAGAAAGGGCAAGAGTACGTTGTCCGCTGCGTCGCAGACAGACTGCAAGACTGCATCAGTATAGAGAGTGCCAACGCCTAAGGCGGTGCGAAGCTCTGCAACTGTTGTCAATGCCATGCTCTGATCCTTTCTAAAGACTCGAGGGGTAGAAGGGCACTACCCCTCGAGCGACTTAGGTGGCTGTTAGGCCTTGTTGTTCTTGAATGCGCCTGCGCCGACCTTGGTCGCGATTGCGCCGTAGCCGTAGTAGCCGATTGTTACCTGACCTGCGGCTGTTGATTCTGCGCGTAGTCGGTATGTTGGTGACTCGTACCATGTGTACGCATCTGGATTGATGATAAGGATAGTTCCATCTCCATCGCCACCATTTTCAGGGTCAACAAAAAGATTCAACCCCGCGACGTTACCTGTGAGTGATGTAGGTGTTACAACGCCGCCTGCGTTCTGTGGCTGTGATGCGTTGTAGATAGGACGTCCTGAATCGTTAAGTGTCATGATGTTAGACCATTGTCCGGTAGATACGACCATGTTACGAGCAAATGGATTTGGAAGTCCTGCTGTTGCTCCATAGACAGAAGCTGATCCGCGAGCAACAATACCGAGAAGCTCGGCTGCTGTTGGATATGTCGCAACTGTAGTTGCATCAAGTGTTGCACCTGAAATAAGTGCAGCGTTAACTGCTGCGTTAGTTGACTTGGCATAAGCTGCTGCCATGTTGCGGACAAGTTCATCGAAGAATGCTGGAGATGTACGATCTAGCAATTCTACTGAGAAAACCTGTTGTCCTGCGTACTTAGCAACGCTTACGCTTAGGAATGCAGAGTTCTGATCTGTGTTAGAAAATGCTGCGTCTTCAGCTGCAACTGCAACTGTAGGCATCGCTGTAATCTTTGGAATCTCGAAAGTCATACCTGCATCTGGAAGCACTCCACGAGAGATTGCATCGATTGATGGGCGGATTGTTGTTCCGAGAGGGTTGATAATCTCTGAAAGTTGACGTGTTGGTACTAGACCAGCGTTGTCAGTTGTGTTGTCTGCTGCTGCAATGTACTGACGAGCTGAGTCATCGCCAAGTGCTGCGCGAATTGACTGCTCTGCGTACTTTGCCGCTGTTACTTCGATTCTTGGCTTTGTGTAAGCCATTGCTGTTACAGCAGGGCGAGCAGCTTCAACTGCGGCAGCCTCAACTGTAGGTGTTGCTTCGACTGCTGGAGTGTTTTCCACTGTGGCTGTCTCGCTTTCTGTTGGTTGGTTGGTTTCTGCAACTTCGGTTTCCGCTGTTGCGGTTTCTTCTGCTGCAATGCTAGTGATTTGAGCTGACTTAAATGCCGGCTCCG